TTCACGGTGAAGGCTGGACTGGCCGACCGCGCCATTGCGGACAAGGCACCCTACCCCGAATGGGTTGAAGGCGGTTACCTCGAAGCGACAGACGGAGCGACGATCAGTTACGACTACGTCGCTGGCGTGGTGCGTGACATCTGCAAGGTCCACGACGTTAAGTTCCTGGCCTTCGACTCGGCGAAGATCGACGACTTCATCGACGCGTGCGAACGGATCGAGTTCGCCGTCTGGAAGTACGAAGGGCCGGACAAGCCGCGCGGCAAGGGCCTCATGCTGGTCCGGCACAGTCAAGGCCCTCGGGTGATCTTCCAGAAGGAAGCGCTGTCGATGCCCCGGTCGATCGAGAAGCTGGAAGACGCGCTCCTGAACGGCGACATCGTCATCGACCGAAACCCGGTAACGACGATGTGCGCCGCGAATGCGGTCATCCCTGACGAGTGGGCCGGCAATCGGGCTTTCGACAAGAAGCGATCACGCGGCCGGATCGACGGCATGATTTCGATCGCTGAAGCCGTTGGCTCGGCAAATGCAGAATTCGATGAAGGAAACCCGGGCATGGATGCGTTCTTCAAGCGCTTGGCGGGTGCCGCGTGAACCTTCTTCGCAAGATGGTGTTGGGCGCGGCAAATGCTGTCGTGCGCAATCTCACTGTACGAGGGCCGGACAGCGAAGATCGGCAGCGCTACGGCGGCTATTCTGAGGCGGGCGTCGATCTCAGTGACCGTTCAGTGATCGGTCTCCCGGCAGTCTGGGCTTGCGTCAACCTGCTCGCGGGTACGATCGCCAGCCTGCCGCTGGTGGTCTACCGGACGGACGGGAACGGCGAGCGTTCCATTGCGCGCGATCACTCGTTGTATCGCCTCCTGCATGACAGCCCGAACTACGATCAGACGGCGGTGGATTTTTGGGAGTACGTCGCGACTTCCCTCGAACTGTGGGGCAACGCCTATGCCCGCGTCGAGCGCTCGGTCGGCAAGGTGGTGAACCTCCATCCGATCAATCCTGCACTCGTGGTTCCGCGGCGGCTGGCGAACGGGACCATCGAATATCGCTGGTCGCAGGGTGGCAAGCAGTACGTCGAAACAGACAAGACCATGCTCCACGTTCGCGGGTTCGGTGGCGACCCCCTTGGCGGCATGTCCACGCTTCATTTTGGAGTGCAGGCATTCGGCCTCGCTCGCGCTGCGCAGGCAGCTGCAGGATCGACGTTCAGGAATGGGATGCGGCCATCCGTCCAACTCGCGTTCCCCGAGTTCTTGACCGACGATCAGTTCAAGCTCGTGAACGATCGGTTGATCGATCAATACATGGGCGCGATGAATGCCGGCAGGCCCTACATTGCAGAAGGCGGCGGTAAGATCGAAGCGATCTCGATCAATCCTGTCGATGCCCAACTGCTGGAAATTCTCGGCCTGTCTATCGAGCAGGTTTGCATGATGTTCCAGGTACCGCCGGTTATGATCGGCTACACGTCGAAGTCGTCGAGCTGGCCGTCATCGACCGAACAGCAGGGCCTGATCCTGCAGAAATTCACTCTGCGCCGCCGACTTAAGCGGATCGAGCAGGCGCTTGAAAAGCAGCTTCTGACATCGGCAGACCGCGCAGCCGGCATCACGATCGAGTTCAACATCGAAGGGCTGCTGCGCGCCGACAGTACAGGACGCGCCCGGTACTACCAGGTCATGACGATGATCGGCGGCATGACGATCAATGAGGTTCGCCGCCTTGAGAACCTGCCTCCAGTGGAAGGTGGTGAGGTGCCGCGCATCCAGATGCAGAACGTACCGATTACGGCCGGTGACGATGAAGCGACGGCCGAACTTGTGCGGCGTATTATCGCCGAGGAGACACCCTGATGGAACATGCATTGACCGCCTCGGGAGCCTTCATGAAGGCCGCGCCATGCCTCGATATCAAGGCGTTGAAAGATACCGGCGAGTTCGAGGGATACGGCTCAACCTTTGGCGGCAAGCCGGACAGTTACGGCGACGTCGTCGCGCAAGGAGCGTTTACCGAAAGCCTGGTCGCGCACAACGCGGCCGGAACCATGCCGAAAATGTTCTGGCAGCACGACCCGTCGCAGCCGATCGGCAAATGGGTTGAGGCCAGCGAGGACACGAAGGGCCTGCTGCTCAAGGGCAAACTCAACATGGGTGTACAGCGCGCCCGTGAGGCATACGAACTGTTGAAGGCCGGTGATATCGACGGCCTTTCCATCGGCTACCGGATCAAGGAATACTCGGTCGATACCGAGACGAACGTCTGGACGCTGGAGAAGCTAGACCTGCGCGAGGTCTCGGTGGTCTCGATCGGCGCAAACGAGAACGCCACCATCGGCAGCGTCAAGGCTGCGAAGGCGGTTCATGAATTGACGGACAAGCTCAAGGCCGGGGACCGGCTTTCTGAGCGGGAGTTCGAACTGTGGCTCAAGGGATTGGGCTTCACGAACTCGCAGGCGGAGCGTGCCGCGCGCTTCCACCTGAAGGGGCTGGGGGAACCAGCCGCAGCGGATGAAGCGCTTGACTTCTGTCGGGCAATGCTGGGCTGACGCCCTCCCTCAAGACACAGGAAATACTAAAATGAACAACCATCGCATTCGTGCGGCGGGCGGCATCGCTTTCCTCGCTGCATCCATGTCGGCGATGCCGTTCGGGCCACGCATCGCCTTCAGGCCGGAAGATGGCACCGGCGCAAAAACGGCAGCCGAACTCGCCACCGAAATCAAGGCGGCTCACGAGAAGGCTGTCGGTGACGTAAAGGCCATCGCCGAGGAAGCTCTTGGCAAGGCCAAGGCTGGCGAAGACCTGGGCAAGTCGCTCAAGGAAAAAGCCGACGAAGCGCTGATCAAGATGAACGGACTGTCCGAGCAGGTTGCCGAGATGGAGCAGAAGCTCGCTCGTGCCGGCACCGGTGGACAGGAAGGGCGCAAGTCTTTCGGTCAGCAGTTCATCGAGACCGACGAGATCAAGGCGCTCGCCGACTCGCCGCGTTCGGGCAGTTCGGCCAGCATGTCGGTCAAGGCTGATATCACGACGGCAACGACGGACGCTAACGGTTCGGCCGGCGCGGGTATCGTTCCCTATCGCCTGCCCGGCGTGCTGGAGCTTCCGCAGCGCCGTATGACCGTGCGCGATCTGATCACGCCCGGCAACACCGACAGCCCGGCCATCCAGTACACGCAGGAAACGGGCTTCACCAACAATGCCGGGATGGTTGCGGAAGGTGGGCTCAAGCCGCAGTCGAGCCTGAAGCTGACCGACAAGGACATCTCGACCAAGGTCATCGCCCACTGGATTCGCGCGTCCAAGCAGATCCTCTCCGACTTCCCGCAGATCAGGTCGCTGATCGACGGTCGCCTGCTCTATGGGCTGGCGCTCAAGGAAGAAGGTCAGCTGCTGAACGGCGACGGCACGGGCGAAAACCTTCTCGGCATCATCCCGCAGGCGACGGACTTCGCCATCCCTGTCGGTTACGTCCAGCCGGCGCCGATCACCGGCATCGACACCTTGCGTATCGCGATGCTCCAGGCGGTGCTTGCCGAGTACCCTGCAACCGGTCACGTCCTCAACCCAATCGACTGGGCGTCGATCGAGACGCTGAAGGACAACGACGGCCGCTACATAATCGGCAATCCGCAGGGCACGATCTCACCGACGCTGTGGGGCCTGCCTGTCGTCGCGACCCCGGCGCAGACCGTCGGCAAGTTCCTGACCGGTGCCTTCAAGCTCGGCGCTCAGGTGTTCGACCAGTGGACCAGCCGGATCGAAGTCGGGTTCCAGAACGATGACTTCGTTCGCAACAAGGTCACGGTGCTGGCGGAAGAACGCCTTGCCCTCGCGGTCTTCCGTCCCGAGGCGTTCATCTTCGGTGACGTGAACGTCGCTGCTCCCGAGGAGGAAGGCGGCGGCGAAGGCTGACCGTTCGGCTCATCACGAGGGGTGTCGACCCGGCGTCGACACCCTTCCCATGAACCGAAGGAGAAGCACGATGCCGAAATACGACGTTCTTCGCCAGCATGAAGGCGACAAGTTCTACAAGCCCGGTGATACGCGCGTTGCCGCTTCGGCCGACGTTTTCCATCTCGTTCGGAGCGGAGTGCTCGCGCTCGCTTCTGGAGAGAAGGCGGACCCGGCACATGAAAACAAGTCCGAACCGAAGCCGGATAACAAGGCTGATCAGGACAGCGCCAACAAGCTCGATCCGCTCGACCACGATGGCGATGGCAAGAAGGGCGGAAGCTTGCCGAAGTCCGAGCGCGGGGCGAAAGCCTGACCATGACCGTCGTCGTCATCACACCGCCGGAGCCGGTCGTCACGTTTGAGGAGGTGGCGAAGCACCTTGCCGACGTACCGGCTGAGGACCGCGAATATGTGGAAGCGCTTACGGCGGCGGCGACGGCATGGATTGACGGGCCTGCCGGCACGCTTCGGCGCGCCATAGGCATACAGATGCTTGAGGCTCGCGGCTGGTGGGGATGTGGGCAGTTTCGTCTGCCATATCCTCCAGCCATCCAGATCGTCAGCGTCAGCTACGCTGATGCCGATGGTGGACGCCACGATGCCGATCCCTCCACGTACCAGCTCGACGGTAATGAGATTGTCGTCAGCCGTGGAGCGTCGTGGGTAAGCAGGCCCGACCATCGTATCCGGTACTGGACCGGGTACGGAAAGCAGGACGAAGCCGACCCGGAGAAGTGGATTAACGCCGCGCCGCCTCCGATCAAGGTCGCGATCATGATGCTGGTGGCGCAGTGGTACAACACCCGCGAGAACGTCATCACCGGCACGATCACGAGCACCATGCCGTTCGCCGTTGACGCCCTCCTCCAGCCCTTCCGTGTCTACCGATAGGAGCCGAGCCATGGCGCGCGTGCGCTTCACCGAAGACTATGACTACAAGCCGACCGCTCAGACGACGGTCGGCTACGAGGCCGGCATGGAGCTGACCGTCAAGCAAGACTGCGCCGACAAGGCGGTCAAGGCCGGCAAGGCGGTGCGGCTTGACAAGCCGGCGCGCGCAACCAGCGAGAGCGACGATGGCGGGCGCGGGTGATCTCCGGCACCGCGTCGCGTTCGATGTGCGTGCGGTTGTTGATGACGGCGCCGGCAACGAGCGCGGCGCGTGGCAGGAGCAGTTCACGCGGCGCGCGGCGTACGTCTACGCTGGCGGCAGCGAGGCGGTCATGGCCTCGCGGCTGGAGGGCCGTGGGGTTCTCAAGGTGCGTGTCCGGTCCTGTTCGCAGACCCGCTCAATACGGCAGGACTGGCGGATGAGGGACGTTCCAACCGGCGTCGTCTATTCGATCAGGGAAGCCGATACCGAAACCGATCGCCTGTGGGTGTACCTCGTGGTCGAGCGCGGCGCTCCCGCCTGATGGTGTCGGCAACCCGCATTCTCGGGCTGGCGAAGCTCCAGCGGAAGATGGACCGCATGCCGTCGGTCGCCAAGGCGCGTATCCGCGCAGCACTGGAGAAGGCAGCGGAAGAAATCGTCCAGATGATGAAGCGCCTCGTGCCCGTCGACCAGGGCGCTCTGAGGAACTCGATCGGCTGGACATGGGGCAAGGCGCCCAAGGGCGCGATGACGCTTGGCAAGGTGGCAGAGAGCGCCTTGGGCGGCGACCTCACCATCACGATCTACGCCGGCACCCGCGACAAGAGCCTCGGCGATATGGACGCTTTCCATGCCCGGTGGGTCGAGTTCGGAACTCAGCACATGGCCGCACAACCCTATTTCTTTCCCGCCTATCGGGCCAACAAGAAGCGGGCAC